AGACTTACGTACTTTTGTTAAATGCTCTTTGGCTTCACGTACTAATCTTACTTTAGTTTCAGCCAAGTCTTTTTTATCTTCGTGGAACTCTGCGATTTCTTTAGCTAGAGCTTCTACAACAAATTCCTCAAGTTTTCCAAATTTATCAGACATAACTTTTTGGTCTTCATGTAGTTCACCCACTTCCTTCTTCAACTGTTCGAATACAAAACCTTTTAACAGTCCTGCGTTTTCACGCATCGCTACAGCATATTTGGCTCTAGCTTCTGCTAATTGTTTTCTATCTTCAGCGAACTCGGAAATTTCTTCGTTAAGTTTTTCAGAAACCATAGTATCAATTGCTTCAACCATAGTAGCTTTATCATGTTCGTATTTAGATGCGAACTCTTCACGAAGTTCAGCAGTGACAGTAAGTTTGTTTTCACTCACTTGCTTGTCCCATGCTTCTTGGATGTCTGCTCTGATTTCTTCCGAAATTGCGTTGTTTTCAAAAAGTGATTTCAGTGCTTCCAACATATTATTTCTCCTTATTACTGGAGGCCTTTAATGATGTTCATTAAAGATTCCTTCAAATACTTTTGCGCCTTTGTGTCGCCTTGTAACTCTCGTGCTATTTCCATTGCCTTGTACCCCCCACGGGCATTTAATAAATGCTCGTATATTGGTGTCGGGTAGGCACCTGGAGCACTGGGTTGAGCAACTACATCGACTGTTATGATCTCATAATCGCTTACTTGTCCGGAACCGTCTTCCATAACGTTTCCGCTACCACGCGATGAAACACCTAGTTTAACTCCGCTTTCAAGCATTGTTTTAACTAGCTGTCCCATTGGCGTAGGTAATACTTTAAGTTTCCCGTAACCGTTTGGTCCATCCATCCACATTTCTGTGATCATATGGCTTACACGGTCTAAGTTTATGTTAAGTCCTTCTGGGTGATCAACTTCGCCGAGAACTGAATATCCTCCCGTAATTTGATCGTTAAGAGTGTTGACAGCTCTACCTATCTCGGTAACAGGGTAAACTCGCTGATTAGCGTTTTTTACTCCGCCTTGGATACAAATTCCCTTCATATAAAGGTCTTTTCCACCCTTGTCGTTTTCAGTAGTCTCAAGGACCAATTTAGCTTGGTCGAATGTCAAATTCTCTCTTAAGTTTATCACTTAATATCTCCTTAACAACAACTATTAAGAACCAATGATTGATTTACCATCAGTTCCTGTTTCGCCTGCGCCTTTTTTCTCAGCGCCATGGCCTTTTGAGTCTTTCGACATACTCTTACTTGCTTTTCCACCTGGAACGTTTACGTTACCAGCTGAATCTTCTTTAGGAGCACCAGCTTTGCCACCAGTTTCTTCGCCACCTTTGACCAAGTTACTAGCGTCTCCGCCCATGTCGTTTTTACCAGCTACTGGAGATTTAGTTCCGTCTGTACCTGAATCGCCTTTTGGCTCTGATACTTTAGTTACATATTCTCTCATTAGTTCTGTGCTTGATTGTACTGGTTTATCAGCATTTTCAAACGCAACTGGTTGCTCAAGGTCGGCTTCCGGAGCAATCATATCAACTGCTTCGTCTTCCTTCTCTTCGTCACCTTCGTCGTCGCCAGCGTCCATGTCCATTTCCATGTCATCTTCGCCTTTGTCTTCGTCACCGTCTTTGTCGGACATCATGCCGTCAAATTCAGCTTTAAGATCATCAAGAGCATCTTCTAGGTCAACAACTCTGTCTTCTAAGTCTTCGTCGTCGCCTTTATCTTCTTCACCTTCACCGTCTTCGATGTCAGCAATCATGTCATCAGCGGCATCGCCACCCATGTCATCATCACCTTCTGGTGTAATTTGGTCTGCAAAGTTTTCTTCAACGTTTTCGTCTTTTTCTTCAGTAGCTTCATCAGTTTTTTCGTCTTCGTCAGTAGCTTCTTTAACGTCTTCGTCTTTATCAGCATCAGCTTTTTCTTCAACTTTGTCATCAGCATCGTCTTTTGATGCTTCTTCAACTTTGTCTTCGTCTTTAGCGTCTGCTTTTTCGTCAACTTTGTCTTCTTCTTTAGCATCTTCTTTAGCTGTTTCGTCTACTTCAACTTCAGCTGTGTCGTCTGCTAATAGATTTTCGTATATATCGCGTGATTTCTCAACAACTATTTCGTGAAACAGTTCTTCAGCACCCGCTTTGTCTTCAGCGATTAACTTTTCAAGCATCGCTTCAAATTTAGATTGGTTTGCCATTTCTTTTCTCCTATTGTTTAGATATGGTAAGGCTGTCACTTGTATTTATGGTATTAGAAGAAAAGTACGTAGATATAGGCGTTTTTACGCCGGTTTTACATTAAGATTGTAAAATCTTAAAGTTATACATGAATTCTGCCACTGTAACGTGTTTAAAGTTGGTTAACTGCGTTAAGTTGTCGGGGCAATAATCCTCTTTGTTCTGTACTACTCTTATATATCTCTTTTGAGGATTTTTCTGACAAACTATACCAGTCTGTCTGGCCCAGTTACCGTGATATGTAGCAGGGTCTATGGATTTTTTATAATTTTGCGTATCTGCATATATGTTATTAATAAGTCCGCCCTCGCCATTGTGTTCTTGTGCATCTGTACCTTGAAAATCAAAGCCTAAGATGTATATTGTATCATAATCGTGTAATCTAGGATTGTTTTCGTCGCCATATGTTGCTAACCACAATGCTGTAGGTCCACTGCTCCAACCTAAAGGCTCCTTAAAATAGTTAAATTTATGGTAGCTTTCGTACATCTTGTTAGGATTGGTCCACACTTCGTGGTTCAATTGCCACTTGCACTTGTTTAGTTCGCTGACCATCTTAGTATCAACAGCAACCAAGTAATCGGGCTCGAAGTCTCTGTAAACTGCGTTACAGGCATATATCTTGCCGTATGGTCTAAGTGCTTCTAATGGTATTGGGGTTCTTGATTTTCCGTTACCTATTACAAAGGCTATGGACATTTAATTCCTCGTAAAGTTAAACTGCGCCTTCTTCTGCGTTAGCGGCCAAGCCGTACATTTGTCTAACAAAGTGCAATTCTTTTTGTTGCTCTTCTTTATGTAGCTCACTTGCTTTACGAATTTTGTTAATCTGACGTAGTGTTAGTCTAGTCTTACGTGTATCGTCTTTTGTGACAATAGAGTCGTCATAACTTGGATCGTAACCTTTATCTTCTGTAGGCTCCAATGTTTCTTTGTCAAAATAAAATAGTTCACGTAGTATCATGTTAGTATTTATGCTGGAGGCGTCTGACCTGTACCGCCTGGTGCCCCTCCGCCTGTTGCTGTATCTGGTGGTGGTGCCGTTCCGCCGTCTACTGGTGCTGGTGCGTCTTCACCTGCTGGTGCCATGTCTTCACCTGCTCCATCTCCTGCCAAGTCTGCTGACATACCTGCACTTGAAATACCTGCACCTCTTAATTCGCCTGCGGCATCAGTTGGTGGTGGAGTAATATTCTCATCATTCTCTTCACGCCACATACGTTCGTTGTCTGCAATTTCTTCTTCCGTCATACCTAAGAAACGTTTCAATGCAAATCTGTTTGAGATATAAGGTATAGCACTCATTTGTGTATACGTTGGTACTCTTGCATTATCAATTTCACTTTGTCTGTAACTTGCAAAGTTTTGTGGTGGTTGGAATCTTAAGTCAAACATAGCAGTATCAATGTTGATACCTTTTTCTAACAAGTAACGTTTAAACTCTTGACTAAATTGTTCTACTACTAAATTTTGTAGTCTTTCACAATATGTGTTGAATCTTAATTCCTGAATGTACGCAGTACCCACTCGCCCATCTTGGAATTGAGTAGCACCATCGTCAGGCCCTGTAGGAAGATAAGAACTAGGAATACGCAAACCACGTACCAACTTATTAGTAAAGTATTTAAGATCATCAATCTCTCCTAGATTAGTTCCGCCTGGTAATGTTTCAACCTTAGATCCTCTACCTTCTGCTGTTTGTGGAAAGAAGTAGTCTTCGTTAATAGATAATGGATTGTATGCACTATCAATAACGTTTTGTCCTCCACCTGTTGCACTAGGTATACGTCTTTGGTGTATGTCTGTTTTAACACGTTCTACAAATTGCATTGCCAAGTGTGATGGCATATTACCCACGTCAACGTAAAATACTCTACGTTCTGGTGCTCTTTGTACACGATAAATTATAATTGCATCTTCAAGTAATTCTTTTTGTTTGTATACTTTAAATATACTTTCTAATAAGCTGTTACCGAATGGAAAGTTATTATCAAGTCCTTCACTTAAACTTAGATGTACCATGTTCTCTGCACTAACGGCAATTTCCATTGTGTCTTTTTGGAAACGTCCGCCACTCATTGATTGGTTAGGAGCACCTACTTGTCCACGTACTGAACCTGTCAAGTATCCATCTCCGCCACCTGTAACGTTACCGTTTGTTTGATGTGGAGTAGTTGCTACTGCATCTTTGAAGTTTAAGTTTACATTTTTAACAATGTATTGTTCTGGTGTTTTACCTTGTGATTCATTTACAATGATACGTGAAACGTTTGCTGGATCAACGTGGAACCAACGTTTAGTTTCAGGATCTCTAATGAAAAAAGCATCACCATATTTAAAAACGTTACGTAGTATACGAAACATTTTTGTTTCAAAATTTTGTATCTTACACCATTGTTGTAGGTATAATTTAAGTGTTTGTACTTCTGAGTTTGTTGCGTCTTGTTTATAATCAATTACAAATGGTGATTGATTTGATTTATTCTTTTGACTTGTAAATTCTGCTAAGATGTCTAGTGCGGCGTTTACTTCTGAATCTAAATCCATAGTGTTATATTGTCCATAACGTTCAACACGATTTGGACTACCTACATATACATCTGGTAGATAAGAAGAATAGTTAGCTTGAGCCGGACCCATACCACTGTTAGCATTTCCGCCCAACGGTGAGTAGTTTCCTGTTCCGCCTTGGTCGGTATCTACTGTATTAAAATATCTTTTCCAACTCATAAATTATCCTTATATCGACGCATCTGCTACTGTTTGACCGCTTCTTGTTTGTTTTCTCAGTTCAACGAGCATCATTTGTACACTACTATTTAACTGATCTAACTTGTCTGCGGCACCCTTCTGGCCTTCACCAAAACTTGTAAAGTTACTAACAAGATTTGCTTTGGTTTCTGAATCCATTTTACTGTATTCTTCTTGGTATTTCATTAGCTGTTTTGTTAGTTCTGAAAGTGATTTGGAAACAGATTTTAAATTGGCTCCATCCATTGCTTCAATAAAGTTAGCAATACCCTGTAAGCCATCTCCAATATTTTTCAATCCTGCGGCATCAACGTCAGCAAATTCTTTAACATCTTTTGCTAAATCACTAATACTTCCTGAGCTTCCACCAAATAAACTTCCTAATGCTTTACCAATGCTGTCAAGTACACCATCTCCTGTAAATGCACTCATACCTTTGTGTAAACTTGTTAGTGCAGGTCCTACCGCGTGTAAGTTAGCTGGATTAATACCTTCAAACTCTTTAATACCATTTGCTAGATTAGTAAATGCTCCTGTTCCAATAAAGTTTGCAACAATACCACCTTTGGCAAGATCCATGATTGGTCCTGTGAGTACTTTTAATCCTTCACCAACATTTGTAAGTTTGGTTGAGTCTAGATCTTCAAATTTCTTTACACCGTCAGCAAGTTTGTCAACACCACCTACTATTGCTTCAACCATAGCGGCAATACCAAATCCTGCAACACCTATTCCTGCAAACGCAGTTGCAACTAATAATAGTCCTGGACTTGCTAATGTACCTGCAAGACCTATTGCGGCAACTGCCGCTGTAACTACACCAATACCAATTGCTAATTCTTTAAATCCTATGTCAGGCATCAAGTTTGCAAACAACCCGCCCTTGTCACCTT